ACTTAATAATCTGTTAGCAGAACTAGAACAAGTAGAGGAGGGAGAGTGTGAATCCTGTGCAGTTTAAGGTTTCATCGGTGGATAATGTTACGATGAATAATGTGGAAGGGATGACGGTATTCAATACCGAAGTCCATGATTCAAAAAAACAACCAATGTTTTTTGGTAAACCATTGGGAGTTCAAAGATATGATTCTTACAAGTATCCAGTCTTTGAAAAACTTACAACACAACAATTAGGGTATTTCTGGAGACCTGAAGAGGTCTCCCTTCAAAAGGATAGAGCAGATTATCAGTTACTCAGACCAGAACAGAAACACATTTATACTTCTAACTTGAAGTATCAGATTATGTTGGATTCGATTCAAGGTAGAGGACCAGGAATGGCATTCATTCCTTACTGTTCTCTTCCTGAACTTGAAGCATGTATGGAAGTTTGGGGATTCATGGAGATGATCCATAGTCGTTCCTACACATACATCATCAAGAATATCTACTCTGACCCATCAGATATTTTTGATCACATTATCACTGACGAGAGAATTCTTGAACGTGCTAAGAGTGTTACTGAGTCATACGACGACTTTATCAATAGTGCCCAACAATGGGGTAATGGTAATATGTGGAAGGAAGACTTCCGTAATTCACCTTCATCCAAATGGGAAATCAAAGATGTCAAACGTAAGCTAAGATCATCTCTCTTATCGCAAGAGACGAGAACCAACACCTAGCAATCACTCAGAACATCCTGAACAAGTGGAAATCAGGTGATGATCCTGAGATGAGGGAGATCATGAAAGAAGAGGAAGAGTGGTTGTACGCGATGTTTGATAAGGCTGTCAACGAAGAAAAGAGATGGGCAGACTACCTGTTCCAGAATGGTAGTATGATTGGTTTGAATGACACACTTCTGAAGAAATATGTCGAGTGGGTTGCTAACCGTAGAATGAAAGCAATTGGTTTGAAACCTGTGTATGATGTTGCTGCAAAGAACAATCCACTTCCTTGGACACAACATTGGATCTCTTCTAAGGGTCTTCAAGTTGCCCCTCAGGAAACGGAGGTTGAGTCTTATGTTGTCGGTGGTATCAAACAAGATGTCAAGAAGGACACATTCTCGGGATTCAAACTCTGATTGGATGGTGGGTCTCATTCGTGAGACCCAGAAAATAAAGGCCAAGAAACTTGATGACTACATATTTCAGGACTATGAAGAGAACTGAGTGTGTGACTACGAAAACCCATGGACTTTTGAGGGAGCCCCTTTTTTATCTGAGAATATTGACGATAACTTCGGTTTTGTCTATCGGATTACAAATCTCCTCAATGGTCGTCAGTACATTGGCAGAAAATACTTCTGGTCATTTAGAAAACCTCCAGGAAAGAAACGAAAGGTTAAACAAGAGAGTGATTGGAAGCGGTATTACGGATCTTGTCCAGAATTAAAGGAAGACTTTAAGGCTGCTAAAAATCCTATATTTTTCAAGAGAGAAATATTATCCCTACATAGTACAAAGGGAAAGGTTAATTTTGAGGAGACCAGACAATTGTTCCTCAATGAAGTCCTGTCTCAGAGGTTGACAGACGAGACACCCTTGTACTACAATTCCAATATCCTTGGACGGTACTACCGTAAGGACTACTTCAACGTCTGATTATCATGAGTAAATTTTTTAATACTATAGTTGCAACATCATTATTTGTTGGAACCGCATGTGTTACATCAACCTCAAAAGATATTAGTGTTGATAAAGATACTGTAGTTCCTGTTGAAAAACCCATCATCTGGGAATGTCCTGATTGTTCTCCTAATGAAAAGTATGTTCTTAAACAACTTCAAGAACATACTCGTATCACTGATAGAAATGCTCTTGCAACTATCATGGGTAACATTAAATCTGAAAGCAACTTCGTCCCTAACGTTTGTGAAGGTGGGGCAAGAGTTAAATATAACGAGTGCCATGTTGGTGGTTATGGTTTGATTCAATGGACTTCCATAAATCGTTATAATAATCTTGGTAAGTTTTGTAATAAATTTAATTGTGATCCCTCCTCTCTAGAGGGACAGACCCGTTACATGATTAACGAGAAAACTTTCCAACGTTACCTTCCTATGTTTGAAGGTTCTGGACAAACTGTATCTCAGTACATGATCCCAGCATACAAGTGGTTGGGTTGGGGTATCAAAGGATACCGTGAACAATACGCATACGATTACACTAATAAACTAGTTTTAACATGATCCCTAAAGTAGTCAAGGCAATCAAGAGTATCTTTGTTCCTCCTATCGAGTACAGGAACTTTGAGGACGACATTGAATGTGCGATCGATGAGACCATCATCGAATGTGAGGAGATGGATAATGATTCATCCTATGTTGGAGTCCCCGCACCTGAAGTTCTTTCAAACGATCCCTGGTTTGGTGACCCAGTTTTCTCAGAAGAGAGTAAGGATTATATGGAACGGGAAACAGAATTCAAAAAGCAGGAAGAAGAGAATCGTCAGTACTGGACTAACGAGTCTGAGAACATCCATCAAGAGATGTATGACTTGGCAACTAAGAACGGAAAGACTACCGTTCAACTGGATCCCGTAGGTGGTTCAGAAACCTTCCAGGAAGGTCCAGGAGGTTGGATGTCTGGCACAGGGTATCAGGGTCAAGGGTTGACGGATCGTTGATTACCTAGTATATTAAAGAGGTGGTTGAGAGACCACTGCTGTAACCCCCTTGGTAGTTCAGGGTTAGAGGCGATAGGAACTACCACTTGACTCGTTAGCTCAGCTGGATAGAGCAACTGCCTTCTAAGCAGTCGGTCGTAGGTTCGAATCCTACACGAGTCGCCTCGCCTCCGTAGCTCAGTGGTAGAGCAGGGCTTTTGTAAAGCTCAGGTCGCAAGTTCAAATCTTGTCAGAGGCTTACACGGGATGGCGACACCCGTGCTCACATCTCCGAGAGAAAAAAGAATCGGAACATCGACCCATGTGAGAGAGAGGCGGGATCCCTCTTGGTGCTACCGCTGTTGGACGCAGCAGCGGTTATTTTCAGGGGAATTAGCTCAGTTGGTAGAGCACCTGCTTTGCAAGCAGGCTGTCAGGAGTTCGAGTCTCCTATTCTCCATTCCCGAAAGGGAAACTTAGTGTGTAGGTAAATGATTATTTCTTTCTCCGATTTTATATACATTGCTGATGGTACTCTGGAACCAGAGTTCTGTAAAAATGTTATTGAAAAATTTGAAAAAGATGATGAAAAATATCAAGGTCAGGTTGGTACTACAGAAAGTATGACCGTAAATAAATCTATTAAAGATTCTATGGACTTACTGATAAGTGGTAAATCTCATTGGAAAGAAGAAGATAATGTTTTCTTTAAATCTTTAAATGAACATCATAACATGTATTTGGAGGGTAAGTGGACAGACGTCCATAATCCCTTTGAAGGATCCAATTCTTTAGATGATATTGGATATCAAATCCAAAGAACCACTCCAGGTAGTGGGTATACTTGGCATCATGATTCTCAATCGGGTCAATATGTCACTGATTATGGTGTGAGAGCTTCAACTTTTATTTGGTATCTTAATGATATTGATGAAGATGGATACACTGAATTTATTGATGGCACTAGGGTTCAACCAAAGACTGGAAGAATTTGTATCTTTCCATCAACTTGGACTTATATCCACCGTGGATATCCACCAAAAAATCAAACTAAGTACATTGTGACTGGTTGGATGCACACTAAATAAAAAACTCGATGGCGTGTAGCTCAACGGCAGAGCAGGGAGCTGTTAACTCTCTGGTTGCTGGTTCGAATCCAGCCACGCCAGCTTGCAAGAATAGCTCAGCGGTAGAGCATCTCGTTTACACCGAGGCGGCCGGGGGTTCGATCCCCTCTTCTTGCATGTCTCAATTACGTACATGTACCATGATTACCGTAAGATGCAAACAGTGTAACAAGGAAATCAGAAGTAACCACCACACTCAGTGTTGTGGTTGTCCAAACATGATGACAGTAATTGAAGACAAAGTGACAGCCGTTGACCTTTCTAAGGTCGTTATGGTACAATCACAGAAGGAAACTAAACCAAAAAGTTACCTATCACAATCTGATCTCTCCTTTCAAGAAGAGAGGAGAAAACGTAAGGTCAGAAAATTGGACTTTGATGTTCGTTAAATGTCACATCGATTCGATGAAATCAAACCTGATCACTACATCACCGAACGTCAGTGTCAGGAGATGATAGATAAGGCGATCGATAAACACAACAAAACTGCAACCGTCATTAGTGCCTGTATAGGAACAGTTCTTCTGTTCTTCTATGCTCAAGGTCTTTTGATTGTGTTGGGGGTTTGGAAATAAGGAAAGGTGGTCGAGTGGTTTAAGGCTCTGGTCTTGAAAACCAGCGATGTGAGAGCATCCGTGGGTTCGAATCCCACCCTTTCCGCCACGAGAAGTAGCTCAGTTTGGTAGAGCTCTCGCTTTGGGAGCGAGTGGCCGCAGGTTCAAATCCTGTCTTCTCGATTCAATTATTTTATTGGAGATATGTACGTTTCAGAATATACACAGTACCCTAATGATGCACCTGTATATGAAGGAGATCATTTAATCGTCGATTCTCCTGTTATGTACTATAAGGAAGTAATTCCTAGTGTCATTGTTGACACGATGAAAGATGAACTTTTAGAGATGGAGAAGGTTAAAACACATTATCAACATGCTGAAGTTGGTGGAATTCCCGACGGAGTAAGGGATGATTCAATTCGTAACTCTAAACTTCGTTGGTGGTATGAGACACATTGGGCATGTAGTATAATGTCTCATTACATTGGAGTTGCTAATAAAAATAATTGGGAATATGATCTTCAAATGCTGGAATCTATTCAAATTTCTATATACGATAAAGATGGTCATTATGGTTGGCACAGTGATTATGGGACATCATCTAATCCAAATAAAACTAGAAAGTTGAGTGCGAGTCTAGTTGTCAGTGATCCTTCTGAATACACTGGTGGTGATCTTGAGTTTATTGATTACCAGGGTTGTATTATAAAGGCACCAAAAGAAAAAGGAACTATTATAGTTTTTGATTCTAGAGTTCCACATAGAGTCACACCGATTACAGATGGTAGAAGAGTTTCTCTAGTTACTTGGATGAATGGACCAAAATTACGATAGTTTTTGACAAGTGCTTCAATACAAGGTAAAATAAATAAATCAACCACAAAGAACTGATGGAAGTATTCTCTGTACAAGAGTTTCAAGAGAACTGGGACGAGCTTATAGAAAGAGTAGAAAACGGGGAGATATTTGGAATAGTAAACGAAAACGGTAACGCGGCAGTGATGATGTCCACTGACGACCACCTGTATAAAATGTATACTGACCACAACGAAGCCTCTTGAGGGACTGTCGCCTAACGGTTAAGGCCCACTGCTTATAACGGTGTGACCTGGGTTCGATTCCCAGCAGTCCTACTTTGGGGGTTTAGCAATCTGGTGAATGCAGCAAACTCATAATTTGCCTAAGGTGAGTTCGATCCTCACAACCCCTATTGGACAGTCTCTGAACTGTCCTCTTGACTCAAACAGTCAAAACCCTTATACTACTAAGGTCAACACGCAAGACAATGACAATCACTTCTAAGTTCAAAAAAGACATCACGACTCTTCGTTCCGCAGTGAATGGGGACTTCTTCCTTGACGTTAAGAATCCGAAACTTTTCAAAAAGGTCCGTAAGTTTTATGAGAACGACGGTGTAACTTTTTCTGGTGACCCTCTGGACGACTATGATATTCTCATCGATTGTCTGGCAGAAGATCTGGAACTTCAAGAGGTGGAGTGATGAAAGTTCTCCTTGAGAAATTTCCTTATCGTTATGTTGAAAGGGGTGAACTTGAAAATGGTTCACCCGACTACAGGATTCAAAAGGTAGATTCTTACACAGGAAAATACCACGACATGTATCTTCTTGATAACCAAATGCAGTTACTGACTGCTATGGAAGATTATGACTATACATGTTGGTTGGACCCTGCAGGTGTTCCTTGTTATCGTAAAGATCGCGTTACGTCAAATAAAAAGGAATGAAGAATTTTATTGAGAAGTTTGCTATTCCCTTTTATCAAACAAAAATTGAGAACTGGGAAGAAAAAAAGCAAAAACTCCTGGACATTTACGATAGATTTGCCCAGGATAATATGAACGGAGCAGAACAAAATTCTGATTTTGAACGAGATAATAGCTATCACAATTTGATAGAGCATATTTTGTTCGATGACATCAGAAAGGCGACCAGGGAAATGGTTGAGGACAAGAGAATACATAGACTTTCAAATGCTTGGTTCCAAACCTATGACTTAGCACATTTCCATGCTATTCATAACCATGGACTAGGGGGTCTAAGTATGGTTTGCTACATGATGTATAATCCTGAGCATCATAGACCAACAACATTTGTTTGTCCTTTTATGAGTCTTGATGATGGACATATTTTGGAGTGGGAACCAAAAGGTGTTGAAGAAGGAACTCTGGTTATGTTCCCTTCTCAGTTGGCACACTATGTACCAACCAATCAGTCTGATGTCAGAAGGATGATTCTATCTGCAAATATAGAAATATAGGTAATACCTAATCTATGTTAAAAGTGCCTCATAAAATTCAGTTTTATTATTGTCGTAAAGATCGCGTCACGTCAAATAAATAGGTTAGAAGAATTTTTAATCTATCATGGCAACGAGAAAAACATCCTCTACTGGTGCATACATGAGTCAGTATGATCAGGAAGTTGAAAAGAGACTGAAATCTCTTGAGACCGAAGTTCTGTCACTTAAGGCACAACTTAAAGCAAAAGCTGAAGCACCTGCTGCAGCACCTACTGGTCTTGAAGGAAAGTTTGATGAACTCGTCAGAATTCTGAAGATGAATGATAGTCTCAATATCACCAAACTCTCGAAGGGAACACTTTGATATAAGTCACGGATTGACTCTAAAAATGCCCTGGTCGGTAGAAGGTCCCCTTCTTCCCGCGTTTCTTAGTTCGTAAAACTAAGTGGTGGAGTCACTGGACCCAACTGAGTTTACTAATTCTCCAAAGATTAGTTGGTGCGGATGGAGGAAACTCCCGCCTGAGATTTAGTTATTACTCAGTGTTAA